TACCGGATAATGAAATATATGAATTACAAACATATGATGTACCTTCAATATTAACGGTAGTTAAATCAATATATACTGAAAACATATTGATGAAATATGTTAGGTTATTAATGAATGTTTGGTCAGTTACAATAGCAGAAGCATATTCACGGGTTTCTTCTTTAGTATAGGTTGTTCCTTCACGAACAACAACACCTTTACATTTATCAAATTGATTATCTTTGTATAATAATAGTGTTCTATCTACTTGTTGTCCAGGAAATGTAGGCATTGGCATAGTAACATTATTAACAAAGTAATCAATAAGATCAATGTTGTTAATGTTATTAGTTAATAATAGTGAAATTGAACTCATTTATATTATATAAATAATATATTAATTTCCATAGCCTAACCCAGCCATACCATTCATTACACGTAATACATTATAATTAGTAGCATAAACAGACATATTACAATTTTGAGTAACATTACTATATAAAATAGCATTATTAATGCGGCTAAAATTACAAGTTCCAGTTGGTTGATATTGTTCTGGATAAAGACCAAATGAATATGTGTAAAATCCACCTAATTCGCCTGATAAATCTTGTAAATATGAACCGGAATGATGATAATATGGTTGTAATAGACGAAAATAATGGTTATTTTTAGTTTTGAAGCGTTCAACACCATTAAATTCAATTTTACAAGATTTCATTATATCATTACCTGAATTGTCCCAATAATTGAATGTATCATCATTTGATGGAAGTTGATAGAACCATACAAGTTCTTTAACTGGATGATTAAAGTGTAATTCATTGATATTAATACCTGAATTTAGTGATAATTTATTAGAATATTGTGTTTGTTCAATAAGATATTCTTGTTTAAGACTAGCAAATAATCGTCGTTCATCTGTATCTAAAAAGATGTAGTCACCAAATAATCTACTATCCGTCATATTAATAGTTAATGGAATTTCTAAAATGATATTACTTACAGTACCATCTTTATTCATAGAACCAGATAATGTGCCTGAATTAGAATAGGCATTATTATTTGGTTCATCACCATATAAATTAGCAATACCATAAAATTCATCTTTGAATTGAATATTACATTTAACTTCGTGATATTGTAATGATATCATAGGTAATGCTAAACCGTAACTTTTAGAAAACCAAAAGGGTATTGGTAAATAAGTGACAGATGTATTATTAGATAATGGATTATTACCATATAACATATTTTCTAATAAGTTCCATTTTTCATATGAAGATGATAGTTGAAGCCAAATATCAATCCATTCACCATAAAGTCTATCTATTAGTTGTCCTGCTATAGTAAGCTCAATATAATCAATAATACGTGTAGCAATACGAGGTTTATCATCATAAATATCACTTAAAGTAAATGTAGTTGGTGGGGCGATTATCATTGCATCAATTAGATTTGATGTTATTTGTGTAACAGTTATATTAGGGTCACCAGTTGCGCCGATATAAATAGTCCCTATAGTAGAGTTATTGAATCCTAAATAGGGTATACCACCAGTATCAACATATGAACTAAATGTTCCATAATATGTTCCATCTAACGATATATTATCACTATTACTTAGTGTAATATAGCCATTTAGAGTTGTCATAGAAGCAAGAGGTGTGACTGGTTCAACTGAAAATTTCATTTCTAGTAGTAGTTTAGAAAGTAAGTCAGCATCTCTACATAAAATGGCTGAAATATATGAACCAAAATTAGCGGATCCATTAAATTCTTGTTCAATAGCTTCCATAGCAAAATGTGTATGTTTTTTATAAACTTTTTTAAAAAATGTTATTTGAGGACAACCTGATAAATATACATCTTGGTTGCCTACTGAAATGAGTTGTATAACGCCTCCTGGCATACTGACTGATTTTTTATATATACAGAATTAAAGTTATTATAATAACCTTATTAATTACCATAACCTAATCCAGCCATACCATTCATTACACGTAATATATTATAATTAGTCGCATATATAGATAAGTTACATACATGCGTAACATCACTATATAATACACCATTATTGATACGACTAAAATTACATGTGCCTGTTGGTTGATATTGTTCGGGATAGAGTCCGAATGAATATGTATAGAATCCACCTAGTTCTCCCGACAAGTCTTGTAAATATCCACCACTATGATGATAATATGGTTGTAATAAGCGGAAATAATGATTATTTTTAAGTTTAAGTCGTTCAATTCCATTGAACTCAATTCTACAGGATTTCATTATATCATTACCTGAATTATCCCAATAATTGAATGACCCTGTATTTGATGGTAATTGATAAAACCATAAAAGTTCTTTAACAGGATGATTAAAGTGTAATTCATTAATATTAATACCAGAAGTTAGAGATAATTTATTAGAATATTGTGTTTGTTCTATAAGATATTCTTGTTTTAATCCGGCAAATAGTCTTCTTTCATCTGTATCTAAAAAGATATAATCACCAAATAGACGACTATCAGTGATATTAATTTTTAATGGAATATCCAGTATAATATTGCTTACTGTTCCATACTTTATAATACCAAATTCAGCAATAGCAAAACCATCAATAGTATTCAAACCTAATAAATTACCAATTCCACTAAACTCTTTTTTAAATTGTATATTACATTTTACTTCATGATATTGTAATGATATCATTGGTAATGCCAAACCATAATTTTTAGAAAACCAAAATGGTATAGGAAGATATGTAATAGAACTATTATTATATAACGGATTATTACCATATAACATATTTTCCAATAAAGTCCATTTTTCATAAGATGATGATAATTGAAGCCAAATATCAATCCATTCTCCATATAGACGGTCAATTAATTGACCCGCAATTGTGAGCTCAATATAATCAATAATACGTGTAGCAATGCGTGGCTTATCATCATAAATATCATTCATTGTAAAAGTATTTGTTAATAATCCAGTTAATTCATAAATTAGGTTAGTTGATGATATAGCTGATATATCAAGACCAGATGTTTGCCCACAATATATAGTTCCTATTATAGGATTATAAAAAGAAATAAATATAACACCTTCATTATAAATAGAAAATGTACCATAAAATGTGCCATTATATAATGAAATACTTTCACTAAGAGTAATATATCCATTTACGGATGTCATTGATGCTAATGGTGTAATAGGTTCAACTGAAAATTTCATCTCAAGTAATAATTTAGATAATAAATCGGCATCTCTACATAGAGTAGCTGAAACATACGAGCCAAAATTAGCGGGTCCATTAAATTCTTGTTCTATCGCTTCCATTGCGAAATGTGTATGTTTTTTATAAACTTTTTTAAAAAATGTTATTTGAGGACAACCGGTTAAATATACATCATGATTACCTGTAGATATGAGTTGTATAACGCCTCCTGGCATATTGACTGATTTTTTATATATACAGAATTAAAGTTATTATAATAACCTTATTTATTATATGAGCTCAATTTATCTTTTAAAGCTTTGAAATGATAGTGATTTCGTATAGATTGAGTATAATCCATATATTCATTAAGATTATCATCATTATCTAAAGTATCAATATATTCGTCAAGTATAGCAGTAGATATGTGTTTAGCTTTAATAAAATCATTATATAGTTTTTGAGAATATAAAAATAGTTCCAGACGGATACGAATAATATTAACTTGTTTAGGATATTCATAAATATCGTCTAGATTGAAATCAACAAAATTATCTAATATAATTTCTAACCAATTTTCAAAGCCTTCAATTACAATACGATATAGTATAGAATGTAATAGAAGCATTGTATATTCTAAATGATATTGTAATGGTTCTTGTTCACTGTTAATATTATCATGATCTTGTGTAATAGTATCAAGTGATGGAATAAGGTCTTGAGAATTTATAGAACTGATGAGTGAGTTTTGAAGATTGCTATTATTATAAATAATTTTGGAGAGTTTTATAAAAATATCTTTAAGAAATAAAGCGATTATATGTATAGCATGAATATCAAAATAAACAGATATTGCTGTACTATCTTTTTTATTATGTAATTTATTATTGATATTGATACTACCAATAGTTTTATGAATAATACTTGTTTTTATGAAAGGTATATCCATTTCAGTAGAATTAGTTATATTTATACAACTATTAAATAAGAATATAGTTCGTTCCATCATAAAAATACTAACTCGTATATGTTGTGTATAATTATAAATAATATTAAATATGTGTGTGGTTAGGTCAGCACATTCAGTAGCATACATAATATTTTTGGTAGAATTATAAGTTTTACAAAGGGCATTAATATAGTATTTAAGAAAAAGATAGATAACTTTATTTTTACCATCAATATCGGGTTCTTGACATTTTTTTAATACAAATTTAAGAATATCATCATCTTTATTAATAGAGCTCATTATGTTTGATATTATATAATAATAATGCGTTTAAAACGAGTGAAAATAGTATAAGTTAATAATAGGTGCTTGTATATCATATATGCGAAAGTATATAGGGCATCTCATCCGGGTTTGATATACAAAAAGGGTATTGTGTTAGTAATTAACGCAGGCTATTAGCAGGACTTGAACCAAGAGGCTTCTAATTGGGGGAGTGAGGTGTTTCTTGTAGCACGGAGAAGATACCTTATTATAATATTATAATAAGAAATCTATATAAAAAAGTAAATAATATAATAGAAATTATTTATATGAAAAAGTTCGATTTATTAAGATTAATAAGTAAAAGTTATGAACCCGTTGCTGTATTTAATAAAGATAATGTCCATAATAAAATAAATTATTGGAATAAATACTTACCAAATATAACACCATATTATGCTATAAAATCGTTAAATAATAAATATATGATAAATGAATTAATAAAACAAAATTTCCATTTTGATATAGCTAGTAAAGGTGAATTATATCAATTAATGTCTTTAAAATATCCAATAAATAGAACTATTTTAGCCAATCCTTGTCGCTCTATAGAAGATATTAATATAGCTATAAAGTTCGGTGTTCCATATATAGTATGTGATGATATCAATAGTGTAAATTATATAAAAAATATGAAAAAGATAGTAAAAATAGTATGGAGGATAAAATCATATGAAAATAATTCATTAGTTAAGTTCAATAGTAAGTTTGGAGCATCTATAAGTGATACTATTAAGGTTATATCAAACGAAAATAATTTAATAGAGGGTTTATCATTTCACGTAGGTTCTGCTTGTAGTGATATGGGTTCATTTAATAATACATTAGATATAATAAAGAATGAAATATTACCATATTGGTGTGGTAATTGTAAATTGATAGATATAGGTGGTGGTATGAAAGATATAGAAGATATTAAGAATTTATCAAATATTATAAAACCATATATAACGGATGATTGTATGAAGGATATTAAATGGATTGCGGAGCCAGGTAGATATTTTAGTTGTGATAGTATAGATTTATATACCAAAATAATAAGAGTAAAGTATATAGATGGTCATTATCATATATATATAAATGATTCAATATATAATTCATTTAGTGGAAAGATGTTTGATCATCAAATACATTATCCTATAACTGTATATAAATCATATAACAATAGTGAATTAGTTAAGGCGACTATATGGGGCAATACGTGTGATGGATTAGATATGATAGTTGATAATATATTTATAGATAGACCATATATAGGAAATATATTAAAGTGGAGTAATATGGGGTCATATAGTGTAGTAAGTGCTAGCGATAATTTTAACGGATTTAAAAAAGCTAAAATAATTGCTATTTGATTTTTTGAATAAATAATTGTCCATTATATTGTCCAATAACGTTAATACGTTTATGATAGCCATAAACAAATCCATTAATACCTCTTACAGGAAAATCAAAATCACCCCACGGATAATCATCAAATATCATATAACCATCAACCTTTAATTTACGAAAAGATAATACAGCATCTTCCATAACATATTCAGATAAATGATTACCATCAATATATATAATATCAAAATAATCATTATCTAATTTAGGAACTTCTATGTGTGAAAATCCTCGATGAACAATTATTTTATGTTTATGTGATGAATTTTCAAGATTTTTAAGAAATATATTATAATTATCATCTTGTTCATAATTTTCGTCATAGTCATCATATTTAATCCAAGGATCAATGCAATGTAATTTAGAATCATTGTGAAATCCATATTCTTTAGCAACTGAAAATAAATTAGCACCACATAATGTTCCAATTTCTAGATAATTAATTAACTTATTTTTATCAACTTTAATAAAATTAAACCAATTATTACATAATCTATATTTTATGCCATCAAAATTATCAGTCATATTATAATAATCAATAATATCATATTTTTAAAGTAATTTTTCATTGATAATAGTGCTAATATATTTCATATCTAATTTATCATAATTTGACCAATCAGCTTTGTTATATATATCTTCTAATTTAGATATATCTAATTCATCCCAATCATTTAAAATTACTACTGGAAAATATTTAGCATAGTAATTTACTATTATATTTGGTAAACATATAGGTATTGTTTTTACATATAAAGCTTCCCAAAATCTATGGCAATCTATTCCATTACCTTCTGGTGATATAGCA